ACCAAAACCAAAACCAAAACCAAAACCAAAATCGGCGCGGTCACCGGCGCGGTCACCGACGCTGCGGGCGTTGGCGCGCCGAAAATCCCTGGCGGCGGCTTCGCCAAAACTTAATCATCCGTCAATTGTTAATGCCTTGAGTAAACACGGAAAACTGTCTGCGAAAAATTTGGCCCGCTTATCTACCTACTGTAAATGCTCAAGGTAGGAGAGCCGTAAATATTAGAGGTCCTAATTCAAATGTTAGACAACGCATAAAAAATTGGCAAACTGAGTATAATAAGATACTTCAAATTTGAGTATTTTTTATTTCACGTAAAAGAAGAGAATAGAGATGGGCAGACTGTTCATTGACAACGAGCATGATGACACAGACCTCACTAAATATTACTATTGTCGATGTTGTAAACACGTCCACAATAATAATGTCGAATTCGGATCCGGTTCAAAGTGCACCGCCATCGAATGTGAAAGCGAGCGCGGATCATACTTGGTTTTTTTGGATATTTCGTTCAACAACATTGTTGTGAACACCGCTGACCAGGTCGCGTTGATCGAGCTGTATCCGAACTTGGAAAACAAGTTCATTATGTTGGACCTCGACCCAGTCCCTTTACCCGGCAAGTGTGGCGCCGCGCGGGAAATCAATTGTAGGTGCTGTGGACAATTTATGGGTTATGTGTTGGTGTACCATCCCGTCCACACCTTCTACGAGAAATTGTTTTTTATTAAAAAGAATACGGTCGTATAAAGTTATGAATGGTTAAAAATTTATAAAAAAAAACGATGATTCGCGTCGTGTGTCGGAAAATCCCTATCCGCGCAGACTGTTCCAGTTTCCCGCGGCTCATCAATCGGCTCACCGAGACTGTGGCCACCCAACCCGGATTCATCCGGTCGGACAGTTTCTGGTGTTCAAACACGACAAACGGTGAAATTCACTCGATGTCCGATTGGAAAAGTAAAGCCCAATGGGACAACTGGTACACGTCTAGTGACCGACACCGGATCCTCAGTGACTACACCGACACCCTCCATTCCGAACAGTATAAAGTGTTTATCAAAAAACACCCAAATTTTAATATATTTTTGCTCTAGCTCTAGATCTCCTCCACATTCACATTGTTGCGACGAACGAAGCGGTTCGCCGGCGGTGGCGCCACCACCGGGCGAACCGCTTCGTCCCGCATCCCAGCTTCAAGTTCTTTGGCAAAATTGTTTATTTTCTTGTTGGACAGTGCTTTGGCGAGCTGTTTCTTGAGTTTCTGAATGTCCGACAGCCGTGGCAACTCTGACCGACTGCTCGTCGGGAGGTTGCGTAGACCGGTATAGGTCTGGTTAACCAGCGAGCGAACGTCATTACCATTAAAGTTGCCGTTGAAGTTCTTGAAATAGACCCCCAGGTTGTTGGCGTTAAGCCCCAGCCGGGTCCATTCGGCATTGGTTTTTGCTTCTTCGTTCCGCTCGCGGTTCGCCACCGCCTTGTTCTTCTCTGCCTGTTCTCCTGCCACCCGTCGAGCCATGGCATTTACCCGTCGCTGTTCGACCACGTCGGCCTCGTTGGCGACTTTTTGGTTATGATTCACCCTCTTTCGGGCGCGAACCGTCTCGGCGTGCTGGTAGATCTTGGCGCAGATTTCATCCTTCTTGAGTGCGTCGCTGACACCTTGAATCCGCAACTTCAACGCGAACCGCAGGAGGTCCTTCTTTAAATAGGTCTTGCAGAACCGCCGACCGACTTTGACTTTGTTGACGGTGTTGCCGGTTACGGGCATCACCGTTCCGTTGGTGTTGGTGAACTGGACCGCCGTGATGGTTCGGTTGTGGTTGTTGGTCCGGTTCGCGCCGATGTTGATTGTTCGGGCTTTGATCATTTCACACAGGTTGATTTTGGACACGCCGGAGGTTACGCCGGGGATAGCCAACCGCTTCGCGATGTCGATAAGAGCCTCTTTGGAATAGCGGGTGCACTGACGGGTCCCGATCTTGAAGCCGACTTTCGGGTCGACGTGTGTCTGGATGGTGTTCTTGGTCAACCGGGTCACCGCAATGTTGTTCTTCTTGGCTGCGTTCGCAGCTGGAGGAGGGACACCGAAGAAGTTCCGGACGCCTTGGGGAACTCGGACGTTCGCCTTTTTATACGCCTCGGCGACCTTCTTTTTGGAAAAGTTGGTGGTCTTGGGCTTCTTGTAACAGCACGGCTGACCTTGAGGGTTCGGCTTCACGTAGTGCGTGTCGCCTTGGGGACACTTTCCCTGAAAACTGAGCGGGTCTGGACGGCGGGGTTTGGGGCACGTGGTTCCGCGACCCTTCACCAGTTCGGGTGCGGGCATATTGTTGAGACGGTTGGTCACCCGGGTCCGGTGTTCAGTGGTGTTCGTTATATTAAGAGACTTGGCGACTGCCGCTGGGCTGATCGGGACAATTGTACTGAAAATATGTTTAGCCGTCTCAAACGCTTTACGTACTTGTGATGCTGATTTCAGACCCATTACCTCCCCGACCTGTTTGAGTTTAGTAAACACCAGAAGGGTGAATTTGGGTTCGGGTTTGGTGACGGTTAGATTCAAAACGTCGTGAAGTTCTGGTTCGTACACGGTTCGCACCTTGTAATTTGGACCAAGCCGGGCCGGGATAACCAAAAAATCACGACCTTGCACAAGTTGCACTCCATATTTGAACTTGAATACGCCAGTAATGTTGTTGAACTTCATCGGACTGGTGATCCGCGCACCAACACCAATCAGTCGCTGCAAAACTTTACGCGTCTCTTCGGGCTGACCGTCGATATTGACGTCCGTCGTTGACCCATTCACGTATCCACCGGACATCCGGACCTTACCTGTTCTGAACAGGGTCGCGTTGGTCGTTTTGGTAACGGTCCCCGACCGGTCGGTGACATTGACGACAAAGTCGATCCCGGAGATATTTTTCGTCTTGACCGTTTCGATGAAACCGTACTCGTTCGACACCTCAAACGCAGTTTCAAAATTCCGGTGGATGCCTCTGAGTTTAACGACCTTCATCTTGTACCGACCACCGTCAGCAATGTGACTGCCGAAGTCCGTGAAGCTTTTGGCGAGGTCGTACAGTGCCGGCCCGGTCATCTTTTTGCTGCTGGTGGAAGTCGCATTGTACATATTCACCTTGAGCGGCGAGAACGCCTGTTTTTTACGCAGACGGGATTGGGTGAGCCCGCCACCGGTATTGATCAGTTCCTTCATACGGTTTCGGGATTTCTGTTGATTGGACCGCGTATTATTCAACTCCTGCAAATTTAAGTTATTAATCCAATTGGTATCGTTTTCATTATTATTATTATTGTTCGAGTTCGCCAATAGTTGTGCATAAGTGAGTGGTGGTGGCATCTTCTATCGATCTCTTTCTTTTTTCTAGTTATTATAAAACAATTTTTTTTTAGCTAAACATTGATTTTGCCAGGCTGTTGTTGCCTATCACTACCGCGAACACGCAAAACATCATCAGGTTCACCCCGAATGTCAATACAAACGTCTTGGCGTACTTGGGTCCAGGGTCCCGCCACTGGAGTCGGGTTTCTATAATCAACGAACTCACCGCCGCAGCTAAAAGTGCGTTGATAACAAAAGCTTTCTGTACTGTATCGATCTTCATTTCCTTCCTATGTACTTACAACTCAAACATTTTTTTTTTAAATGTCCCGCGAGATCATCGGGAACGCATCATCGATGACCACGTCGACGCCGCGAATGAAAGGCTGCATGGGCTGAGCCTCGCCGTTGTAGGTCCGCGATTCGGTCACTACCTCCAAATCGTGCGAGCTGAACGGACCGGCGTAAAAATCCTGATTGAACCGCGGCTTGCCCAAATTGTTTTCGGTGCAGTGCTGCTGCAGAATCCTGACAAAGACCTTTTGTGGGACAAACAGATCCTTGCCGATCTTGATCTTCTCGGACGCCAGGAAGTTCTGCAGGCTGTTGGTCACCATCGCCACTTGGGTCTGGATCGTCTTGAAATATTTGGGGACCACGTTCCAGATGTCCTTCTTGCTGTACTTGTACGAGTACTCGAGGTACGCCCGGATGCATTTGAGAAGGATGACGGGTAGCTCAGCGTCCAACTTTTCATCGAGATGCGGATCGGCGTCCTTCACCTGCTTGCCGAAGTTCCACGGCAACATCCGCCGAAGGACACTCCCCGAGTTGTCCTTCCAGTTGGGGACCTCATTGCCACCCAGCACACCCGGGGTCTTCCACTCCAACGACTTGGCTTTCTCGTGCTTGATTGCCAGTGAGAGGTCCTCCCCGCTGACAAGGGACTGGAACTCAGCCTGTTCCAAGCACAGGTCGCCTTTGACCTCCGGTGCGATGAACATAAATCCGTCGTAGATGCTTCCCAGACCGAACTTGCGCTCGATGTTGTTGGACAGGGTTCGGACATCCTCGGGCTCGTAAAACTTCTTGAACACTTTTGTGATGACGGTTGATTTCCCGGACCGGGCAATGCCCTTGAGAAAGGGAATGATCTGCCAACTGTCCAACTCGCCCACGTCAAAACACAGCCTACCACCCATCACGTACATCCACCTGGAAACGTCTTCGGAGAAGCCTTGGTAGTCGAGGATCTTCTGAAATTGTGGGGTCGGGATGTCCCACCAGTCCTTCTTGTGACTGAAATCCTCAAACTCCTTGTCGAAATATTTGGACGACACGATGAGTGGATCGAGGCGTCTAAACTCGTCGCTCTTGTACGGGTAAAACTCACACTTGTACTCCCGCTCGGTCCCGGTCACCAGAATCTTGCTCGCAAAAACCCCATTCGTGAACGACCAGTAGTGCCGATCCTTCACAATCTCTGGAAACTGCATATCCTTGCACTCCGAAAGGTGCTTGATGCAGTCTCTCGCCGAGTTGCCTTTGGCAGTCAGGTTGCTCCACACCGAGAACCGCGTCTCCTTTTGAGCAACACTGTACACGAAATCCGCGACCGGCATCACCGGTTTCCAGGCTTTAGAATTGTAACCTTCTGGTGCCACGATCTGTTTGCAGCATTGGCCCTTGTAGCGCCGGAGGTTTTTGATGTAGGTCTCATTGAGCATCGACAGGAGCAACTGCTGATACGAACTAATCTCATCCAGCTTGATGGTCGATCCAATGAACAACGAATGAAGGTTGTCACTCCCAGCGAGGACAGCCGTCGGGTTGTTGATGCGGTCGTACTGTCTCGCATACCTAAACACTGTCTCGAATGCATCGTCGGACATATCGATCAACCGGTTAATTCGATCAGAAATTTTCAGTTCGACCTTGTTGACGTCGAATGTCACCTTGTCCGAAATCTCCAGCGTTTCCGCACGGTGGTACAGCCCGCTCCACCCCGTCTGCTTCCGGCGATGCTGTTCGAACACAGTCTCAAGATCAATGTGGGTAGGAAGTCCGTCCTGTGACATCTGATCTTCAGTGAAGAATTGTCGAAATCCGAGTGTCAGTGGTATGTTTCGATCACCTTTCATATTCAGACACCACCGTTCTTCCCACTCGACAATGTTGTCCAGCAGTTGTTCTTCGGTGAGTTCATTAACCTGTTCCTTGAGTAGTTCGAGACGAGAATCGGCGGAGTATTGTTCCATCGTCGTCATTGTCTCTTTCTTGTTGCTATCTTAACGCTAGATTTTTCTAAGACTCTTTTTTTTTTACAGTTAGGTGAGTCAGAAGTTTGACCATAATCTTGTTGTGGATCTCCAGCTGGGAATGGATTTTCACCAGGGCGGTGCAGATTGTGTCACTCCCATCCTCGGTACTCAGGAGGGACTGGAGAAGCATACTCGGATCGATAAAATCCATATCCTCCTCGTCCTCGTCATCCAGGTCATCGTCGCTCAGTAGGACGTCCTCGGGCTCGAACTCGGGTTCGGGCTGGCGCTTTTTGGTGGCACGGTGGTTGACAGATGACATTGTGTGTTTGATTTACGGGGGTGAAAAATAAAAAGTATATTTGCCGCGCGTGTGCGTGTGCGTGCGCGCGAAGGGTCACCCGAAATAAAAATGTTTGGACTATAGTACAAATAAACACAAATCTTACAAAATGGCTGGTGGTCTTATGCAACTTGTAGCTTACGGTGCCCAGGACGTCTACCTGACGGGCAACCCCAAGGTGACCTTCTTCCAGGCGGTGTACAAACGCCACACCAACTTCGCGATGGAGAACATCGAGCAGACCCTGAACGGGACCGCCGGCAATGACGGCCGCGTGTCGGTGACCATCGCCCGCAACGGTGATCTGATCGGCGATATGTACATCGAGATGCTGACCGTGGCGAAACCGTCATCCCGGGCCGGTGACATCACCGTGATCAGCGGCTGCTGGGCGGCCGAGCGCGCTATCAAGGACATTGAGCTGTCCATCGGTGGCCAGCGCATTGACAAGCAGTACCAGAAGTGGTGGCGTCTGTACTCGGAGCTGTCGATGGATGAGTGCAAGCGCTCCCAGTACGCCAAGATGACGACCTGCTCCACCCCCGCCGCCGCCGGCGGCAAGGTCTACCTGCCTCTGCTCTTCTTCTTCAACCGCAACCCGGGCCTGTACCTGCCTCTGATTGCCCTCCAGTACCACGAAGTGCGTCTGGACTTCGACCTGGCCAGCAACTTCGCCGCCTACATCAGCCCCACCGGCTTCAAGGTCTGGGGCAACTACGTGTACCTGGACACCGAGGAGCGCCGCCGCTTCGCCCAGAAGGGTCACGAGTACCTCATCGAGCAGGTGCAGCACACGGGCACGGACGCGCTGGCCGTCGGCGCCACTGCGACGTCCAAGCAGATCCGTCTGTCCTACAACCACCCCGTCAAGGAGCTGGTGTGGTGCGTGTCGGAGGCGTCCAGCGCCAACGCGGGTATGTGGAACTTCACCTCCAACGCCGCCGCGTCCAACGCCGTCGTTCTCGAGTCCAATCCGTTCAACGCACCGTACGGCGTGAGTAACAACATCACTCTCAGCAGCCTGGGCACAGCTTCGGGTGTGCCGCAGCTGCTTTCCGGTAACCTTAATATCTCCGCTTCAAACGTCTCCTCAAATACCTGGACGGAGGACGGCGTGCTGGGGCCGTCGGCGTCGGTCGGTGTCGTGGACAGCTTCAAGCTCATCCTCAACGGGCAGGACCGCTTCAAGGAGCAGGACGGCAAGTACTTCAACCAGGTCCAGCCGTTCCAGCACCACAGCGGTAACCCGTACCCGGGCATCTACTCGTACTCGTTCGCCCTCAAGCCCGAGGAGCACCAGCCGACGGGCACGTGCAACTTCTCGCGCATTGACAACGCCCAGGTGTCGATCACGACCAAGGCCGGCACCCCGGAGGCTCACAGCACCCTCAATATGTTCGCGGTGAACTACAACGTGCTGCGCATCCAGTCGGGTATGGGCGGTCTCGCGTTCTCCAATTAAATGATGCCGCCGTGTCGTCTATTTTTTTCTCGCAAACAAAAACAAAAAACAATTTTTTTTTGCTCCTATAACTCAGTTTGGTAGAGTGACAGGCTGTTAACCTGTAAGTCAGAGGTTCGAACCCTTTTGGGAGCGTGTTAAGTTTTTGATATAAACAAATTTATTTACTTAATTTATATCAAACCAACCAACAAACAATGAATAATAAAAATAAAAAAACTCTTAAAATTATTGGGACCGCGGTATTAGTCGCAATTGCTTTAAATTTAATTTTACCTTATATTTTTACACCACTCGCATCACAGTCTGAAATTAAACCACCTTCTGGTGCAGGTTCGTTATCATTAAAAGGCCAGTTTATGCATATGATGGTTCATCATAATCAGGTTCCTATATCTAGTTCCGTCATTATTGCTCTTATTATTGGAACTAGTGTATTTGCATCACTCAAATTAAATAAGTATTAAGAAGAACATCGGTATATTGAGTAAAATGTCTGTCGTCATTTACACTGACGGTAGCTGTTTGGGAAACCCCGGGCCAGGTGGATGGGCGGCCATCGAAGCTCGGGATGACGGTGACGGTTTCAAGGTATGCGGATCAGACCATTACACCACCAATAACATTATGGAACTCACAGCTGTTATTGGTGCATTTGAGAAGATTGAGGATGGACCAGCGGTGATCATCGTGACGGATAGCAAATATGTTAAGGACGGCATCACCAAATGGGTGCACAATTGGATTAAAAAGGACTGGAGAAAGGCGGATGGGAAGCCCGTCAGGAACAAGAACCTTTGGGTCAAACTGTACAACCTAGTTCAGGGCCGGAACGTTACGTGGGAGTGGGTGAAGGCACACAACGGTGACCACTATAATGAAATGGTAGACAAATTGGCGCGCCAATCAGCCAATCTGGTCACCACTAATAATTTCGAATAGTCCCCAACTTATAAAAGCCACAAAAAATGATGACGGCACTGTCACTGTCAAGTTCTGACCAATCATAAAAAAAAAAGTATCAAATAGTGAATTTATGGTCGTGTTGATAGTTCGCACATTTAGTTTTTCGCTCCCTTTTTTCACATTATGATTATTGATTATTTCGTATACGGTGTGTATTAAAAGTCCGGTGGATTTTGACAGTCCTAATGATTGAGTGAACGCGACACCCCACATAAAGTGAATAAATGACCATGGTGTCACACATACCGGTCGATTTACATTGTCGTGAATCCCAATTAGACTTGTTGATATTAATATTTGTAAATAAAGTAATATAATAAAATTACTACTACCGTGATTATCAATATATTCTTATTCTTCATCGTTTTTTCAACTACTTGTCGATGACGAATGGCTTTGTCGAATGGTACATAATCTTTGCCAGTATCTAGGTTTACAATATTGTGGATGTCAACCGCCCACTGCTGGAGGTCTTTTCTTGAGTCAATGCAGAACTCAATAGGTTTCTGCAACATTTTTTTTGAATAGTTGTTCTGACACGTCTCACACGGTATAGTGAGAGTATTGAAGTAGTTGGAGATTGTTTCTTTATCTGAAAGTGTTGGGTGATCAGGGTATTGGTCTGCTGTGGCGTGGATTTTTTCCCACATAGACGGACCCCAATGACTCGTCATATTTCCTTCCTATTCTATTGGCTACTTAAAAAAAAATCCAATGGGTATTGTAATCGTATTCTCTGCACGTGTATATAAACGAAAAATATGCAACTGTTAACGTGGATAGTTGATTGGTTACCGGACGATTCCGAGCTAGATAAATTTATGAGGGATATCATATTCCCGGTGCTGTGAAAAAAAAATATGTGTACCATCGTCAACCTTCGTACTGACACCTCCCAGTCCCTAAAGTCACATAAAAACACCACGCGTACTGAGAGTAAGTAAATAAAGATGCGCGACACCGTTGCTGACACGATGTTCAACTACATCCTGTCAGTCGACGACTTTCGCAACAATATGCCAGAAGAACACCGCCCGTCGCGGATTAAGATCACGACCATCACGATGGTCTCAAAATTTGCGATGCTGCTGGACATTCCCAAGTTGCGATTCTGTTTTGAGAAGCTTGGGTCGCTGAAAATAAAGATGAAAGGCGTGGCGTCGGACACGGCCGGGTTCGAGTGGAAGATCAAGCCGTCGAAGTTCTACAACGCGATAATCCTCGCGTACCAGGACCAGTACAGCAACAAGTCGATAAAGATCTTCCCGAACGGGAGCATCCAGGTGGCGGGGTGTTCGGACTTGTTGAATTGTCGCATCATTATCAAGCAGCTGTCCTTTATTTTCAAGGAGTTCTTGGGGAAAACCATTCCACACACAAACTACCGGGTCGTGATGATAAACACCAACTTCTCACTCAACTACCACATCAATCTCAACGCGACCTACGAGTGGTTCGCCGACTCGTCCATCTTCGACGTGAGTTTCGATCCGGACCGATACTCGGCGGTCAAGATCAAATTCAAGCCGGCCGAGGATATGAAAAAAGTGACGGTGAGCATCTTCAGGACTGGTAAGATCATCATCACCGGAGCGGAGACCTTGAAAGAGATTGCTTTTGCCTACAATATCATCAACCAGCACATCACCAGCAACGCCAGTAAGATCAAGGTCCGCAAAGTTGACACTCCGGAAGCGTTCGACATTGTGTTGGGGTACAAGTTTGACGAATGGGTCAAGGTTCTCTCAGAAAAGAAATACCGGCCGTGGATTTTCACGCGGACCAATCCACCCATCAAGTTTTCTTAAGCACACAAAAATAAAATAGTACCTTTAAAAACAAACGAATAAAACAATGTCTCAACGTCTCGGAATGGCTGACGGTCGGTGCTTCACCATCGAAACCTCGAACCAACTTCTGAATGACTACATTATGCAGAAGAATGGGATCAAGTATCAAGACAACTACCAGTACCGTCAGCTGCTTCAGAAGCAGGGTCCGGCGGTCATCCAACAGATCGAGGACCTCCAGACCGTCGGTCCGGTCGGGACGAACCCCAATGGTGTGAACCAGTGCCAATCGTGCAACAAGCCCCTTTTGACGATGGCGAATATTTACTAAAAGAAATGCACCGTTTACTAAATAAAATGAAATGAAGATCGTGATTGACGGGAACATCGGGTCGGGCAAGACGACCCAGTTGGACCTTCTCGCGGATCGACGCGGGTACACCGTACAAAAGGAGCCAATTGAAAAATGGCCACTGGACCTGTACTACAGTGATCCTACAAGATGGGGATTTTTGTTCCAAATCATCATCTTACAGACACTGAAAACGGTCGACAGCCCGAACCCCGTCATCTACGAACGCAGTCCACTCTCGTCGCGGTACGTGTTTTGGGAGCTGATGGACAAAACACCCGAAGAGGACTTGGCGTACTGTACTCAGCACGACCTCCAAGGGTGGGAGCCGGACGTATACATTTACATTGACAAGTCGCCAGAGCGGTGCTACGAACACATTCAGGATCGCAAAGGACAAGAAGGTGACAAGGCCGTGAGTTTGGACTACCTCCAATGTCTTCACGAGAAGTACCATCAAATGATCACAAACAATGTGAAGTGTGACAGGAAATACATCGTGGATGGAAATCAATCAATTGAGGCTGTTCATCAACAAATTTATAATTTACTTATATATAATAAGTAAAGATGAAGAAACCGAATTGGTGTAACTGTTACGTGTTTATTCTCGTTCTTCTATTTCCGCTTGTTGTATGGCGGGCGCTTGTATGGCGGACCTCGATGACGTTTGATGCTTTTATACGTGGAAAAGATATTGTCATATGCGGAAATTCACCTGAATTTGATACGTTGTACAGTCAATTGAACATAACAAACAATTCAGTCGTTGTACGATTCAATGATGCTATTAAATATTATCCACGTTCTTCAACCGATGTATATGTTTACGGTAGAGCAATAGCTCGTAAATACACACGACAGGACATAGATAAATTAAAAACAGAGTACAGATTTGTTTTTGGGCATAAATGCGATGAACCATTCAGAACTAATCATATTCTAGATACGATCGATATCGAAAACCCAACCACCGGATTTCGGTTTTTAACGTGGATGTTAACTAAACAACATCTCGTGAAGTCAATAACAATCCTCGGATTCAATATGAAAAGTTCTAAAGCACATAGGTTTGATAATATAAAATTTGCAACGAGACACGATCGCGTGGATGAACCCAACCAGTTAAAGAGGCTTGTTGACAAATATAACGTGACGTATCTCCAAACAAATCCCAACCCACCCACCAATTGATCGAATTATATGTAGCTTGTGTTGTTAAATCTTTTCCAACAAAATATGTCAAAAATAAATTCATTTACCTTATAGTTAATTACAAAACCGATGAACAACACAGTCCCTATTATTATTATTGTCGCTATTATTGTGACAACCGTGATTATTTTCCGAAACTTTATCAAAGTATGGATTTTTCAGGCGAAAAAACGGCAGGTCTACACCCATATGATCCGCAAAATTAACACTGCGATGGAACGTATAGATGTTCCGTGTTTCTTATCGTCAGGGACGTGCTTGGGGTTTTTCAGGGAGCAGGATTTCATCAAACACGATTACGACATCGATATCGGAATTATGCAGTCCGACTTCACCGAAGATGTCCTCACCGAAATGGAGAATGAAGGGTTTGAACTGTACCGGACACTGGGGACACTGTCGACCGGGGTGGAGTACTCTTTTCGTTTACCAGGAACTAAAATCGGCAAGGCTGCCAAAGTGGACATTTTTGTGCACTACAACGAAATCCACAATAACAAGAAACACGTATACTGGACGAGTTACAAGACGCCTTTGTTCACAGAACAAATTAAATACCGGGTGTCGGACTTTAATTTGAAAAGGGTGCGTTTTAAAGGTATGTATGTCAATGTCCCAGATCCGACCCTGAAATATATTCAAGAACACTATGGGGAAAAATGGATGATACCGCTTACCCCAGCTGATGGCTACCACTACTATTCTTCACCGACCAGCATCGTCACTCCTCCTCAATCTGAAAATGAAATCCTTTGAGACGTTGGGGCGCGTAGTGCTTCATCTGCGACAATTTCCAGACCATCCCCAACTTCTTGTTCATAAAATACACACTGCCTAGTTCGACGATGGCAATTGCTGACTCGCGGGCGTACATCTTGTCACTGACTTGCCGTCCCGGTCCAGCCGCGGGTACGTCATTCTCATCGAATATCGGCGCTTTGATATTCCCGTCAGGGTAGGTCTCCACCTTGACGCGAAATTTGGGCTCGTACCGCCCGTCGGACTCCTTCAGATTCGAATTGAACATCCCACGCAGTTCGTCGACGGTCTTGGACTGCCCGTTGAAAATGTCCTTGCTTAGGCTGCTCACGTGCGCCAAAACCGCGTCCTCGACCCGCTTGATCCAGTGGTAGAACTCTTTGACCGGGCTATCTTCCTGATCCCACCCTTTCAGTGCAAAGTCGATGTTCCATTTTTTGGCACCAAAATCTGGCTCGAACCCGGAGAGACCAAAGGGCATATATAGTCGAGGGATCTGAACCTGCATTGGGTCGATGCCGTCCGCGGGACTGATGAACTTATTGCTGTACTCGCCATACTGAACGTCGGTCGAGGGATCAAACTCAGTGAAATTTGTCATCGTTCGTTCAGTTAATTATACTACATACGCACAACGTGTTTAAGTATACAAGAACATTTGTTCGGGACGATGCGTCGGGGTTTTATCGTACCCGAGTGAATTCGTCAGGTACTTATGAATTTCATTATCCTCTGAAAATTTATGAATTTCAATCATAATGGCGGGTTTGTGTTTTTTGATCGTTTCAGTCGCGCCCTTCAAAACTTGAAGTTCGTGCCCTTCGACATCTATCTTTATAAATGAGGGGACACCCGTGTAAATGTCATCGAGTCGTTCACAATTGACATCTATAGCCACACCACCTTTAAAATCGTCGTCATCGTGATGGAAACTTGTCCCCCCGTAGTTTATATGCGTGTTCGATTGACACCCACGCGATGGAATGTGGATGGTAGACATCGTCTTTTCATCCGAAAGGGCGCACTGGCATACCTGAACCGGATACCGAAGTGGATTGTTTTCTGCGTTTAGGGTCACAAGTTGATGAAACACCGGTTCGAATGAAATCACCGGCCCGTAGTCGGAAAACATCAATGTATTGTACCCGATGTTTGCGCCAACGTCGAGAATGTCTGTACCCGACTTGTGCCATATACGTACGTCGCGGCGCATCCATCCGTCCCACTCATTACCACCGGCGATCTTGGGACCGATGTACTCGTCATTCGCAATGACATTTACATCGTAAATACCACCGGCGATTGTCTTAACGTCAATGTCCATTTTGTGTTTTTTAAAATACTCTTTCTAATTTTTTTATTGTTTAAGTGCGCACGCGCGCAAAAATATATCAGGCCGAGCAGCTTGTGCACACCTCATCATCCTCCTCCTGATTCATCGTAGTAGGGTCGAGCGAGAACTGAATCGGTCGGGCTTTGGCTTTGCTGCGGAGGTAGTAGATGCCCGTCTTCAAACCCACCTTCCAGGAGTACATATGCATCGACGACAGCTTCGACACCGTCGGGTTCTCAATAAATA